GGCTTCCCCGGAAGCTGGCAGCCGACGGCGGACAGTTGCTGGGCTGATGGGTTCAGTGCTGCGATCTCCCCGAGGATGCGCCGCTGCCCGGGGCTGTACTCACCCCGGTACGTTGGAGCCCGTCGTGCTGTAGCGGTCCGGAGTTCTTCAGCCAGTCTGGCCAGCAGCTCGTCAACTGTCTTCTCAACTCCCAGCTCCGCCCCGCCAGGGGCGTTGCCTTGGACGTTGGAGTTTGACGACGTAGTAGTCATCATTTCTATTTCAGGTTCTATTTCCTCTGGATCGGAACTGTTCGGATCGGTCATTCGGAACTGTTCGGATCGGTCATTCGGAACTGTTCGGATCGGTCGGGAAGAAACCGGTCCGGTTTCTTCGGAGCGCTTAACCGGTTCATTTACTGAGTCGGGCAGGGGTATCGTCAGGTTGAACTCGTCGTGGAGCGCGTTCCCCTGGCCACCATGCCTCACGTACTCCAGCCACCCGGCCGCGACGGCTTCCTTCTTGGCAGCGGTCACCGTGTCGGGATGCACGCCCATCTCTCCCGCCAGCTCTTTCGACCAGGCGTTGCGCAAGCCGTGCGTGGACAGTATGGCGCAGAGCATCCTGGCTTTGATGGAAAGTTTTCGGTCGGCGCGAATCGCGCGCAGGTACTCGGGAGTGTTTGCGGGGTACACAAATAGAACTTCAGTCATCGGGTGATGTCTTTCTCTGCTCGCTCGTGTCGGAGGTGGCTGCTCCGCACCGTCTCGCTTTGTTACTGGGGAGGGGGGTGCACGTCCCCTCCCCAGCGACACGAATGGCGCAGACACCACTAGACAAACTACTACGGGCGCGCCTCAATAACCAAATTCGTTCTCATTTCTAAGCAGCTTGCCACGGGCACCGAACATCATCTGATTGTCTGGCCAGGGATCGTAAACCTTGGCGATGTCGCGCATGTACGAGAGCTGCCTCCCGAGTTTCTGGGGAGTGGTCGCCCAGACGGCATGGACCGGCAGCTCTTCCTCGTCCCGGACGCGCCTGGAGACCTCTGCGGCGAACTCGGGGGGACCGAGATAGGTAATGACCTCGATCTGCATGGACATCCGGTAAGACCTGTCCCAGATCACCAGCTCCATCTTCGGGTTGAACTCGAAGAGATCGGCAGCCTCGTCCCAGCGCTTCCGTTTCATGGCACGCTGATAATCCCGCTGAGCATTGCGGTCATCGGGAGGAACCCAGGCGAGCGCGCCTTCGAAGACTAGCAAAAGTTTAGGCACAGGAACAGCGCTTAGGTCATTGCCCTGCATTAGCAGCCTCGCGTCCGCCGAAGACTCAGCGTGCCTCCGTTCAGCACGTACGTGGCTAGCTTCAACTGCCACGGCGGCGGTACTGGCAGATCTAGCTTTGACAGCCAGTCAGCCACCTCAGCCTCGCTCAATGGTTTGCCTGACATAGAACACCTCCTCCCCCGAATTGCTAAAATGGTACGGCAACGACCGGCACGCGTTCAGGCTCAGCCCGCTGCCGGTCGTTGCACTACTCTCTGCGTTAGCCCGATATTACCGTGGTTAATCGGTGAGCTGGCGGAGAAGGCACATATTCCGCTGCTGCGGTGCGTGCCGCTGGTGCTCCCAGTTCGACAGCGTGGCAGCCTTGAACTTTCCTCCCCAAAACGCAGAGGTACCCGCGTAGGTAGCGCGCGTTCCCCCGGTGTTGTGCTTCAGCACGGCCACGCGCACCGCCGCCTCCTCGCGGAGGGCTCTGGGATCGCGCATCAGAAGGGCAGTCCCTTCGCCTCGGCCTGGGAGGCGGTCAGCCAGACCTCTTCCTCGCCCGCCCGGGGCTTCCCCCGGCCGCGCTTGCGAAGCTTGCCGTCCTCGGCCTTGATGTACGCGGCGGTCGGGCCGTCGGCACCCTCGGTCGCGCCGCCATAAGTAGCCGTGATGTGATCAAGGCACTTTTGAATCTGCTGGCCTGGCGCGCTGGCCCCGCCCTCCCGGTACTCGACACCAACCGGCGTGACTCCCTTGCCCATGTTGACGAGCGTGCCGCCGAGTCCCGTAAGAAGTGCGGACAGCTCCTCACGAATCACGCTGCGGATGTCGGTGATCGTGAACGTCGGCTCGGAGGTGATCAGCTCGCCCTTGTACGGGCCATCGAACGGCGGCTTGTCCTCCGCAGCGGCGGCCTCGGCGCGCTTCTCGGCCAGGCTGTCGAGCGCCTTCGTGCCGATCTCGTTGACCTCTTCCGTGGTCCGGGGCTTCCCCCGGGTCCTGGAGGCCCGTGCGGGCGTCTCAGGAGCTACCGCAGGCTCTTCCGCAGCAGTACCACGGCGACGACGTGCTCCTCGCGCAGGCTCCGGCTCCGGGGCAGTGGCGGGCGTCTCCGCCGTGTCCTCGTCGGCCGTGTACTCGTCGAGCCCGGCGGCAAGGTCGAGCACCGGGATGCCACTTTCTCGCGCGTCCGCGATCAGCGATGCAGTGAAATCGTCTGGGGATGCCTCCCCGAGAATAACGATCAAAAACGGCAGTGCATCGTCATTCTCCCTGGCAAGCAGGCTGACCACTACAAGATCCTCGGGCGGAACGGACTCGTAGGGGTCCTCGTCGCTGGTGTCGTCGCCCCAGTCCTCGTTCAGGTAGGTGACGACGGCGGCGAGGCCCTTCTGCGAGCGCGCCTTGATGTTCTCGGGGACGATGAAGCCCTCGACTTCCACGGTTTCGGGGAGCCAGTCGTTGAGCACCGCCCTGGCGTTCTCGACGGTGGTGACCCCATCGCCCGCGAAGGCGATGATGCGGCTTTCAGCCATGTGCGTTTCCTCCTGGTGGTCTGTGCATCTGCACGCCGGTCAGCCTAGTACGCTTCCCCCGAATATTCAGAAATGGGGAGGAGGGCACAGAGAAACCCCCGCCTCGCGGCTCTCGGCTGCCACGTGACGGGGGTCGTTCTCGGGAGGGCTAGCTGGCGGGGTGCTGCCCCTGGAAGTGAGCCAGGGCGGAGTAGAACCGGGCGGTGCCGACGTCCTGGCGCGTGAGGTGCCGCGCCTTCCCCGAAGGCTGCCGTCCGATCAGGACCGTCTTCCCGTCGATCAGCGTGATGCCGGAGACGGGGTAGCGGCTCTTCGCGGTGCGTACGTAGGTGGTCTGGGGCTCGGGCGAAGCGATGGGCGCGTTCATGATGTTCTCCTCTATCCGAACGTGATGTTGCGGGGTCGGTGGTTCGGGCGGGACTGCCCGCCATGACGGTGTGACTGCGTGCGCTCGGGAGGAACTCCCAAAGCGGCAGCCAGCCGGGCGTAGTCCACTCCCGGGATCCATCCGTCGTTGTCGTCCCAGAGCTTCAGGACGTTGGCGCGGATCTGCTCGGCGGACAACGGCTCGGTGCCGTCGATTACGTAATCGATGAGCTGTTCATCGGTCAGGTTCTCAGGCTCGAATCCCGGGGCGGGGTCGCCGTAGTTGTCCAGGTGGTCGTCGAATCCGGGGAGCGGGCTCATATCAGGATGCTCGCGGTCAGGTGCTCTAGACCGTCCTCATCTTTCCAGGACAGCCCGTCGACGGAGATCGCGAGGATCGTGCGCGAGAAGGTGCCGCACCTCCCCCTGACAGTGACGGGAGTGCCGACGTGGAGCTGCCTGCGCTGCTCGTGCACGGTGCTGGCCGAACCGGCGAGCGAGATCTTCCGCTCGAAGACCATCTGCTCGGACGTGAGGCTGCGCACCTGCCCGTTGACCAGTATCTGTGTGCTCATGAGAGCAACCTATCCCAGGTAACCAGAGCCTGTCAAGGAAGTTTCGGGACTCTCCGCCCGGGGCCGGGGACATCCTGGGGATGCCGTCGCGGTCGCCTGCGGACGGGCGTCCTGGGGCGGAGTAGCTCCGCGCCCGCACGCCAGTCCCAGTACGGGGGAGTGTCGACTTTGGCCAGTACTGTGATGAGCACCAGCCCTCCCGCAGCCGCGAGCCCCTGGAGGACATCCCGGGGAAGCTGGAAGGCGGAAAGCGCGTATGTACTAGCGCCGTACAGCAAGAGCGCGAGCCGGTCCGGGACCGCGAACGGGAGGAGGAAGCGCGCGGTCGTCCACAAGTAGAACGCGGCCAGCGCGATAATCAGGATTTCCATTGCGTCAGTCTACCTATTGGGTCGGCGGTTTCGGACTAGGTGCACCGCACACGCCGTACTGGTTGCCCCATCTGCGGTACCACGTACGCATACGATGACAATTGGCGCACACCAACTCGCACTTAGCTATTTCCGCCAGTATTGTAGATTTGGCTCTGCTGGCTGCGCTAATTGAGAACAACTTTTGCGTGCCAGGTAGATGATCCCAGTCAAACATGGGGAAGTTTTCGCTGGTGCACAGCATGTCGCAGTCGGCGCATTCTTTGCCGAATTTAAGCGTGCTCTTCCATTGTTGCAACTCGTTAGCCCACGAGCGCTGGTACACAACGCGCGCAGAATATTTGTTGGCGTTTTCTCTAATACGCGTAAACTCGTCGCGGCAACTTTTGCATCGGCAACGCCAGTTTGTGTACCCGTCAGAAGTGCCATGCTTAGTACGCTCTCGACACGGCGCGCAGCAAAGTTGTCCATCGGGCCTGCGCTCTTTTGCCTTACCATGCGCTATCGCCGCGCGCACTGACGGATGAGTAAATTCAGGGAGCATAGTACTGAGTATACTCAGTAATTAGCAAATTATTGCGATGGAGGCGTTAGGTACAACGCATCCGCAGCCGAAATAGACACGGGGACTTGCCGGGTGAGTATGTCATCGATCACTACGTGGTTGGGGCCTCTTTGATCGTAGTAGTAGCTGCGACTCAGCCCGGCGGTCCCCCCTTCTTCCCACGCGTACTCAGGGTAAAAGGGAACACCAGAAATAGCGGTCCGGGGGAGGGGGCCATCTCCATCGAAGTACGTTCCCACTACCTGCCCGGCCTCTATCAAGATCTGGGAAAGATCCAGACCGATCGGAAATGCTTCGGCGACTCCGTAGAAGCCTTCCCCGTACGCGCCTTCGTCGTAGTACGTCCCGGACTCGAACACGGTTGCCAGCACCGGGAAGACGTAAAGCAGCACGGTCGACGCCGGAGCGGTGAAGGTCAGCTCGGGCGTGAAGTTCCCGCCTTCGAGGTCGGTAACTCCGTCAGCCCCGGGAATCCCTCCGGACTGGCTGCCGACGGACAGGCGGAGGTCCGCTGCTCCTGCCGGGAGCGCGACGTTCAGGCTCGCCGTGTAGTCGTCCCCGGTGATCAGCCCGGTGATCGTCAGCGCGATAGCGTCCGAGGTCGAAGTGAACACCGCGCTGCCGGTCGGGCTGAGGGTAGCGGAACCATACGTATTCCACCCCGCATTCGACACGGCGAAGTTCGGATTGGGCGCGTAATTCAGGCGGGTCGGCTTGATGATCGTGTGCACGGCCCGGGGGAAATCGTAAGGTGACGGTGCAGGGGTCAGGTCTAGACCGGTAACCCCTGCGAGAGGCATCAGCTCGACCTGCGCCCCGGTCAGGTACACCTTGGCGGCCGACGGGACGGATCCGAGCTGAATGCCCATGGCCATGAACTGAGCGCGAGGCCAGAGCAATTGACCCTGGGATGCGTAATAATCGAGTGGCGGATAGAAGATCCCCCACGGGCGCACGTACCCGGGGGACGCGCCATTGGCCGCTATTCCTGCGTTATTCCATCCCGCGTACGTTCTCGCAGGATCGAGGCTGTTGGGATCCGGGCTGCCGATCGGGAAGATTGCGAAGTCCCCGAAGGAAGCGAACGGACTGACTTCTACAATCTTGCTTGCGCCCTCGCCGCCGATAGACCCGGTAGCGACCGACCCCCCGGCCGGTAGCTGAATCGGGTAGGCGGTTCCAATCGGCGCGAGCATGATACTTCCGCTCGCTGCCGATCCGCCCGAGAATGACTGAGTGTACTGGTACGCCCGGGTACTCGACGACGCGTTGGGCGTGCCGGTCCACGAGCAGCCTGGCAGGCTCCCGTCGATGTACGGGTGCGCGGGCGACTCGGGCTCATACTGAAAAGCGTCGGCCAAGAAGGTCAAGGGCTGCGGGGAAGATGTCTGGACAACCAGGTACGCAGTGGCACCTGACGAGATAGCAAGGCCGTTCAGTGTCACCGTCTGCCAAGCCGGAGTTAGGTTGACCGTTACCTGTGCGATGACGCCCGTGCCGGTAACGACCGCAGACACTAGCAGAATTCCCGACTCTCCGGAGAGCCCGAGCTGCATACTGCTCGGTACCACGACTCCGGTGAATGTCACGGACGGCGCGGTAAATCCTTCTCCCGATACCAGGCCGGGCGTCGTGACAGACATGCTGTACTGACCGGATAGGGCGTCCTGGCTAGTCTGGCTTATTGTCGCCCCGGAGAGCGCTGCGTACCCAGTAAGGCCGACTTCTACGCTTGGGTTGGGAACCAGGTTGGTGCTGTAAACCATTAGCTCTCCAGCACATCGTTGCTCAAAATGCCATGAGAAGCCATGGTCGCATTATAGGAGCTTGTAACCGTGGACACCTGAACGCCGTTACGGAAGCACGTGATGACGTTGCCGTTAAGCTCCAGAGTCATGCGGTCGCCAGCAGTGAATGCGGCTGAATGCGTTGCCCCGGTCGTCCAGGTCGATCCGCTAACTCTCCGGATACCCGCCTGGTCGCAGCGCCAGTAACTGGTGTCTGAACTGAACCTGAATATCAGGCCCTGGGCGAGAGCGCCGGACGGGAGGGTGCGTAGCGTCACCCCGAGCATGGTGTTAGCCGGGCCGCTCATCAGGGAATACGAGCGCGTGTTAAGAGTGACCGGCCATGCGTGTCCTGCGAGTACGTTGAACGCCCCGACATTGGCTCCCCAGTTTTCCTGGGAAGTATCCTCGTACCTGCCCGCCAGGAAATTGCTGTACTGCGGCCCGCTTGCTACGAATGTATTCGTTGCTGGCAGCAGGAGTTCTGTGGTTGCGAGCGTGGATAGCTGCTGCGCAAACGACATAGTGAATGTGCTGACGTAGCCCTGCACGCTCACGTAGAACTGCGCATTCACTGCCTCTGCCGGAGCGACGCCGTTGAATGACGCGGTGAGCGTGCCACTGGAGCCGGTCTTAGTGGCCTGCGAGGTGCTTATGATGACGCCCGCTGCGTCGAACCATATGACTTGCGCTGTTACGCCCGCGTGCGTGAAAAAAGACCCAGATCCTGCGTTCATGGACGCGGAGGCTTTGTAGTTGTAGCTTCCTATGACAGGGAAAAAGGCTGACGTCCAGTTTGCGTTAGCCGACGGGGGTGTCCAGGTGCCGGGGGTCAAGTTGGCGGTCCACGCGCCCGGAGGCTGTCCCGGGACTTTGTAGTCGACCTCGACTGTTGTTAGCGTTCCAGCCGCCAGTTCGACGAAGGCAGATCCGTCGAACGATGCGGTCCAGTTATTCAGGAGGATTTCTCCGTTAACGATTAGGCGCGACCCTACGCTGACTACGGGCGACCCGGTACTGAGCGCGTACATTTGGAATAGGTAGGTACCGGAGACTTCCGGAGTGAACGTCGCCACCCATTTTGCCGACCATCCGGAGTTGCCGATGCTCGGGGCAGGCTGGGTACCGGCCCAGATCTGGGGCACCGCCGGGTTGACCACCGTGTGCAGCGTCGTGTACGCAGGAGCGCCCGCCATAGTCTGGTTGGCCCAGAATGAGGCTTCCCAATTCGAGAGGGTGACGCTTCCCGACCCTCCCGTTGAGGTGAGCCGTGACTGCTCTATGAATGAGTCGTAGTACAGGCTGGCTGGCTTCGCCACGGTGCCGTCCGCCGCTGCCGTCTGTCCGAACACCCGGCTAATGAAATTGCCGTGCTGGTCATACCATTCCACGAACGGCGTAGCCGGGATGGCTGTCGCCCCCGATACGTACGCGGACACCGCCAGCCGGATTCGTGCGTGCTCGCTGAGCGGGGTCCATTCCGTGGATGCGACGTCATTCAGGGGAGGGATAACTCCCGTGGATGCTCGAAGCGCCTTGAAGGGAAGCCCCCGGTACTGCACCAGGCTGCCCGTGGCATATCGCTTAGCGGGATCCCAGAGTTTTGAGGAGTCCGCCCAGGGTACCGGGATGGCGTTTGCTATGACGTCCGCCTGGTCGGGTGCGTTGGTGCTGCTCAGGCTCGCCGTTACTGCGGCGGTGACGTCATCGATCAGGGCTTTCTGCGTGCTCGGGATTGCTACTGACAAGCATCCGTAAAAGGCTCCCGCTGGCGCAGTGCCCGAGCACGACACTGCGGCGTACGAACTGGTGAGTGCAGTGACTACGGGGGTGGATGACGGGATACCTGCGACGGGGGAGCCATGAGAATCGAACCAGTCGATCTGCGATGTCGACGAGAATGATGATGCGGTAGGGGCGTAACGCTGTTCCGAGGTAATCGTCACCGCGTCCCCCGCAGTTACTGAGAACCACGGGGATCCGGCGGTCACGGTGCCCGACGAGGTGTTCTGCGGAATGATCTCCCCGCACCAGGATCCCGTGTTCGGGGATGTTCCAGTGCGGACGATCCAGCAATTTACGCCAGTCCAGAACGCCGGGATCAGGTACATCCCGGGTTGCTGCCCTTTCTGCCCGAAGTAATCCGGCAGACTGACACCCGCGTGGGGCGGTACGAAACGGTAAAGCTTCGGCCAGGAGGCCGGGATCCATGTAGGATCCGGGCGCACACCCGTTGCAATGGCCGTGAATCCGGCTTCGAAGCCGCCGTCTGGTATGAGATTGAGGTCGGAAGTAGCCCGGGATACTGAACGTACCAGGAACGTCTGCGTCGAACCGGCCAGGTTATCCAGGGCCAGTGCGTTCCAGGCGTTCCCCGTCGAGAGAATGTTCGGTACGCCTAGAACCTGGGACAGCGTTCCAGACGGCGTGTACCCGTTCCCGGACGCCAGGTCCAGTGCTTCCCAGTTCACCGGAAGTGAGGTACGGGAGCTTGTCAGCGTCTGGAGGAAGTTAGGGAGGTAGGACAGGCACTCCCAGTACGAGTTGCTCGTGCCGTCGCCTGGGGGCTGCACATTCTGGCTATTCAGCAACGCCTGGTACCAGTACCCGCTGCCGGTCCACACGCGGGACGCACTTACTGTACCGGTCCACACGCACTCGCCTATGACGTAGTACCTCTGACTGGTCCAGGCGTCGAACACCGGAGACAAGAATGCGGATTCATCTGTCGCCAGCAGCATGTTCCGGCCGAGCTGAACGTCAGCACCCCAGCCAGTGCGAATAACGATCTCGTTCGCCAGCCCGAGAAAAGTGCCGCGCTGCCGCGAGACATGCGCCTGGTTGGCCACGCCCTTCCGGATGGTACGCGCCGGGGTACTGGGAGAATAGACTAGCCCGACTTCGGACGCCATGTTAAGCAGGTCGTTGAGCGGAATTTCGTACGGGTCGTTAAGATGCTGGGCGAGCATGGCGTACTGGGTCTGCACATAATCGAAACCCCAGCCGAGGATGCCCAGGAACTGCGCTAGATAAGAGTTACCGGAAGAGTCCCCGGTAAGTTCTCCCCCGTTGGGGAGCTGCGTGAAATGTTCGGGAAGCTTGCTTAGCATCCATTTGTCAGACGCGAAGTTGAAAGGAGCTAGGCAGGCAGCCACCCCTGCGCGGACCCACGTTCCGGACACGGCGGCGTTCAGTACGTAGAGCCCGTAGTAATGGTACGAGCCTGGAATTACCTGATTGTCGTTGTACGTCCCCCCGGGAAACGTGGTAGACGCCAGTACGATGTTGCCATCATTCTCATTGACTGGGTATCCGTACCTGTTCGTCAGCAGACGGTACCCGTAGACCTGCGCCGAGGGAGCATTCCAGGTCACTCTTATGGTTCCGTAGTTTACGGGATGCGCGGCGAATCCGGGGGCGACGTAAGTAGGAGGCAGCGAGAAACCGTATGTGTCCGTTCCCCGTTCGGTAATCCCGTATATGGCCATGCTGACCTCCTTCGGCTACAGCGAGATGCTCTTCACGGCGTGCGGCGGCTGGAGAAGTCCCCCGAGCGCCCAGACGTGTACTTGGTACGTGTACCCGCCAATGGGCAGCACGGGAGTCGTATCCGTCTGGAGTCCGGCAGCGAAAGGCACTAGCGTCTGGTACGACGCCAGCGAGTTGTTAGCTACGTCGTACACCGCCACTGCGTACGCCGGAGGTACTGGTGTCGGCGATGTCAGGCTGTTCCACTGCACTGTGATCCCTCCGCCGCCGTAAGAAGGGGCCAAGGACAGCCCAGAAGGTGCGGGGTAGCGGCTAACCTGCGGAGGCGGGGAACCGCTCGTCGGGGTGTTGTGCGCGGCGGGCAAGAGCTGGGTATCCGAAGGCGTAAGACGCGTCAGAGCTATGGACAGCTGTAGGTTGCGCACCGTGGCGAGCTGATTTGACGTTCCGTTCTCCGATATTACGCTGATCCGCTGTCCCTGGTTTACTACGCCAGCCCAGTGGATCCCCGTGTACCCTGGCCTTCCTACGTTGCTCTCGGCTTGCCAGTAGCCGCCCTGGGTATTGCCCTGAAACGCCCAGTCCCATCGGTTGGTAGCCTTCAGTCCTGCGCCTACCCATAGATGAGCTGCGTTGTACCCCGAGGCATTCCAGTCCCAGAACTCCCCCGCGTCCACTGTGTACCAGCCGGTCACGGGAGCCGTGACATCAGTTCCATTGGACAGCGCGAATGGATCGTAGATGCTGGTGGTGTAGCTGTTGTACGCCCCGTAGTGCGTGCTGGAGCCCTGCCGGTTAGGCACAAGCTGTGCCGCGCTTTGAATCTCTACAACAGGAATCTGCGCGCCGGATGCCAGGTAGTCCAGAAGCTGAGCCACGTTGGCGAAGGTTATCGGCGCTCCGGCGTTCGGGTTAGCCAGTTGCTGGGGAAGGACGCCGAGTGTTTTCTCTACAGCGATAAGATCGGCGGCGAGGCTGTTCGGGTCCTGTGCCCAGTCGATGTCCTCGTAGTTTACGCGGTCAGTCCAGTTGAAGATGCCGCCAGGGAAAACAGCCATCAGTAACCTCCGGAAGTGCTGAAATTAAGGCTGCCCGCATTGGGAAATTCGCTGGGACGCAGCTGTATGGGCGCGTCGTTAGCCTGCGTTGTATCCTCCCGCGTTATCACGGGAATCACGCAGTATGCCACGCCATCCACCCCGAGGACTGCCGCGTAAACATCGCTGACGGTAAGAAGCTGTCCGAATCCGACGCTCGGAGGACTCAGCAGCAGCTGAAGCGCGGTTGTCACATTCTGCTGAACGGCAGCCTGCGAGTACCCGTCCTTTACTACCAGCTGCACTGGGTTGCTGATGGATCCTACGTCGATCGGGATGATCGCGGGGGGAAGCACGGACAGGGACACCCCTATGCTCGTTCGTGTTTCGAAGAAAGCCAGCACGGCATCTGTCAGCGCAGCGCTAGGGGCCGCGTAGTTCGGCCCGGCTATGTACAGTGCGACTGAAGTGGAGTGAACCCCGGTAGCGTTAGCCATCAGCACCCCGGGAACATCATAAGCCAAGTTGGTGAAGTCATCGAGACTCACGGCGCGATCCTGCGCTGTGAACGCCAGGGAAGCGTTCTTGCGAATAGAATCATTGGACTCCGGATCGCTCCCTCCGGTCATTGCCGTCGACATAGGAGTAACTCCGTCACCCTCCAGGGCGACCGATACTCCCGTGATCGGGCTGAACATCAGTCCGACCGCGCCTGCCGGAAGATTTCCGTCAGAGCCCACGATGACTCGGTAAGTTACGTAGATGGTCAGGTCATTGCCGGGAATTTCCCCGTTCACGTTATCCCCGAAAGTTACCCAGGTCACTCCGGTGTCATCCGTGGACACGGTATACGCGTGCGCTGACGACGCGGCGTCGATCAGAGCGTCAACCTGGTTCCACAGAACATTCTGCCCGGGAACCGCGCTCTGCACGTAGACAGCTAGGGTACTGTCCGTTTCAACGTCAAGACTGGGCACGGAAAAAGACTGTCCTGCTGTTCCGTCACTCACGCCGAGCTGCTGCAAAGTGCTCGTGATGCCCTGGGCTACAGCGACACTGGCTGTTCCTCCGCTAGCGGGCACTACTACGTCCGCCTGGGTCTCATAGACAGGCGGCTCAGTCAGCCCGGACGGCGTGACATTGGCGGTTACCTGCGTTCCTGCGGGCACAGTGACAGCCGTGCCTCCGGCAGGCGTAGCAAAGGTGACACTGCCGGTAGCCGGGATAGGCCCGTAGGGCGTGTACCCGAGCGCGGCGGCGATGTTCAGTAGGGACACGCGCTGTGTCGCGGTAGGCAGGTAGGCTTCCTGGCTGATCCGGGAACCGTAGTAAGACAGGACATCGCCGACGTACGACATGAGTTCGAGCATGACCACGCCGAAGTCACCCTCAGAAGCAGCCGGGTTCCAGTTCGGCATGGCCTGCGGGGCGTACGCCAGCAGTGACTGCATGAACGCGGCGAAGTCAAGGCTGGTGTAATCAATATTGGCTGGTGCCGTAATCGACGGCAGCGACAAGGGATTAGGTGTTGTCACGCTACCGTCACCGTTCCGCCCGCTGTCACGCTTGCAGTCTGCGAGGCACTCGTGTCCTCGGGCGCGGCCAGGTAATCGACTTCTATCTCAGCCACTCCTCCCTGGTCGTCCGCGACAGGCGTCACAGATAGCACGGTAACTCCAGGCTCGTACACGGCCATGGCCTGGCTCACGTCCTTGCTGATCTTCACGGCGATGCTCGATGGCCCGTTTCCGAAAAGATAGGACGCCAGCGGGACGCCGTACTTAGGCAGCATTACGCGTTCCCCGGGGTTAGTAGACACCAGGCTTTCGACATGCTGCGCCTGCTGGACGTCCGGATCGCTGGTGGATGCGATGGAACCGTTTACGTCCAGCCCGAATGGGATCAGAATTTCCGTGTTAGCAGCCATGACAACTCCCAGTCTACCGGCTTATCACCTAAGGCGTTGTGAACAGGGCAGGTAGACTGGCGTGTTGATGTCCCCGCCGACGAACATTGCCAGCACGATGGTGCCCGGTGCCGGTCCCGGCCCGGTTCCGTCAGTCCCGGCAGGGGCAGCCCAGTTCGACAGCACGGCACCCAAGACCTGCGGAATCTGTAGCTGAAGCCATTGATCCGCCGCTCGGTTGCTAACCGTGCGCGCCAGGTAGATGCCGTGCCATTGCGGGGGGGCGTCCAGGCCAACCTGCGGTGATACCCGCGCGCTCACAGCTTTCCCGCGATTACCGTGGACATGGTGACAGCCTGCCATGCGTTTCCGCGCAGAACGCACGGGATCATCTCGGGAGACACCGGATGAACTCCTTTTATAAACGGGTACCCTTTCTGGTTGCGCACCAGAGTGCACCGCGTAACGTAGTGGTCGGCCGTCGGATCGGGGATGCCGCCCTGCCTCAGAATGTGGGAAGCGGACACCACGAGCCAGTTTCCCTGGTTGCTGTCCGGGACTGCCGCTCCGGCCAGTGCGACCACCTTGCCGGGGTACACGAGCCCCAGCCCCATCAGCTCTACGGTGGCGGTCTGCCAGAATTGCGCCATCGCAGCCTCAGCGTTGACGATCTGCTTTCCCTGCGCTGGAGAAGACACATGCCATCCCGATTCAATGATATCTCCGGAGGCCATCACTGGCCCGTCATTCTGCACGCGGAACACTTGGCCCGTATTGTCCAGTCCGTGGATGACGCGGTTCATCTTGAAAGCTCCAGGGAGACTGTCGCCTGACAGCACCCTGAAGTTCTGCGCCGAGTCCTGGATAGATCCGAGCTTCCTGATCACATACGTCGGCACTGTGTACTTTGACGCGCCTGACAACACGGCGGCTGGGTCAATGCAGTACAACGTTCCCCCGGACACCCAGGTACGGAAACCGTTCTTGCTGGCCATGCGGTTAAGGAAGCAGAAGTCAGATTCATTTGCCTGCACTTCGTAGGGCAGCACCCAGGAGGACACGGTTACCACGCAGCGGAGTCCGTAATCCCGGGCGATGCGCTGCGC